ATGGAAAGAAAAAAACGTCTCTCGAAACGAATCGCTTCTGTCAGAATCGAGCCATATCTGGCAGAGTACATTCAAAAAAAGCTGGAAATTGAACCAGAAACGGGTGGAATAAAAATCCCTTACACTACAGATCTGTATCATGTGGTGTGGAACTGTATGGCCAAGCCGGACTCGCACAGCCTGGTTTCGCCGGACTGTAATCTCAAGATCTATCTGCCATCCCGTCGTTCGAACATGGACGGTCATCCAGGCAAGGATCCTGCTTATTATAACTATCTATCTCATGCAGCAGCTAAGAAGATAGAGGAGCACATCCGTCTTCTCTTCAATTTCGAGTTCCATCGGCTTATGCTCGAGAATGAGGAGCAGGGAAGACCAAAAAGGAACCAGGATGTGGTCGAGGATTTCATCAGAACCTATAGGCTTGAGTCTATATCGTCCGATGCGCTTCTGAAGAACTTTTACCGGTACAGACAGCGCCTATTTCCTAAGGTTCCTCGAAAATACCAAAAAAAACGAGGTATTTAATTATTTTTAATACATACCGAGTATAAAAATCTGTCACTCATAAATTAGTAATAATCACTCTAAAAGTAAACGTTATGAAAGAGTTTTCCTGTCTTTTAATGATTTCCTCTCTCGGAGGCGCAGAAAGAAACATCGTTCTTAGCGCCGATCCGTTCACATTCGAACCTTCGATGACAGAAGAAAATGGAGGTGTATACTGGGATTGTAGTAAGACATTTATTGTTGATATCGCGGACGAGAGCATTTTTAACGAACTGAAGGCTCCTCGTAGTGCTATCGTCACGCTCGCAAGTGTTGGACTTCCTGATGCACGTACGTATGACATAGGTACAGAAACAATACCGGCAAAGGTTCAGCTCGTCAGACATCTGAATAAGGCGAAGCTTGTTGTTAAGTGCAAAATGCTTGCGAACCCGCTGGATTGAGGTCTTTTCTATACCTATTATATATATGTACCTTTGTAGAAAACTTAATCAAGATGAACGAAATACAGACCCTTCTGCTTTCCACTTTGCCATTATGGATTACTGAGGATGCCTACCGCCAGTTGATGGTGACAGCGTTCCCATTGAATGGCGTCATGGTTAATTCAAAGCAGAAAAAAGAAGAACAGGTAATGACGGACGCTGAGATTCGAGAGTATCTCAAGACGCATACTTATTATCAGCATGAGACTCATGAGGCTCTTCAGTTGATATGTTCCAAGATATCCCAGCGCGACGATACCAAGGAAGTACAGCTCACGGACGAATTTGATTCACCATCTTTAAGTGATGGGACTATCGCCTATCATCGTGTGTTTGGTGTAGTGACAGCAAACAGCTACTGGCACTTCTCTTCCAAGCAGATGGAGCAGGACATTGTGGCCGCAGAGAATAACCCTCAGATATCAGCCCACCTCCTTCATATCAACTCCCCTGGAGGAGAAGCCTGGTACATGGACCGACTGAGCGAGACTCTGCGGAACGCCAAAAAGCCTATCCTCGCCATCTATGAGGAATATTGCGCATCTGCGGCTTATTATATTGGCTGCCATGGTCAGAAACTTTACGCTACGACCAACAACGACTTCGTTGGATGCATTGGAACCATGTGTTCATTCTGGGACTTCGAACCATACTTCGAGAAGCTGGGATTAAAGAAGATTGTGGCCAAGGCTACGAAATCATCTATGAAGAATAAGATTTTTGATGATCTGAAGGACGGGAAGTCTGAGGATTACATTAAGAATATTCTCGATCCGATGAACGAGCAGTTCCTGGCAGAAGTGAAAGCTATGCGCTCCAAGCTTTCAGAACTGGGAGATGACGCACCGGTTCTTCAGGGAGAGAGCTTCTATACAGCTCCAGCCGAAGAGATTGGGCTTATTGACGGCAAGCGTACCTTGGTGGAGGCGATAGCCGAAGTAGCCCAGCTTGGCGAAGCCTACACGGGAGCGCAGAATCTTTACGGATTTAGTTAATGCTTAATATTAGTTTTTTGTTTGATCTTTAGTTGTTTTAATGTTTAAATTAATTGGTTAATTTATGAATTTCAAAGCAAAACTTAACGCAATTCTCGAGAAACTTGACTTCACCAAGAAATTCGAGAACAAGAGCCTTACTGCAGATGAGTACAAGGCTCTTTGCGAGGCGTATCAGAAGGAGTACCAGAGTACTCTCATGGATGACCTCGCAGCAGAGAATAGTGCCGCCGACGAGAAGAAGCATCAGGAGCAGATCAATGCTCTCTATGCAATAGTATCAAAGGCAGGTAAGTCTAAGGATGATAATCCTGATGACGATGATGATGGTGATGATGACAATGGCAAGAAGACCGAGAACAGCCAGCAGAACGTCAGCTTCGAGCAGCTCGCTCAGGCAATCACCAATCTCACAGCCAACATGCAGAAGATGGCAGGCGAGACAGCCCCTGATAAGCCATCTGCCCGTGTAACCGCACCTTCTATTCCTATCAACGGTTTCGAGTCGAACGATAATTATCTCTTTGGCATCGAACACTCTATGTTTGATATGAAGAAGCGCTGGAACCAGATTGCGGTTAATCCTGCACTTGCGGCTTCCTCTACTCCAGACGAGTCAACCGGTATAGCTTTCCGTAAGGAAGCAATGGCGTATGCGGCAGCTCTGCAGCAGCGCTACAATTACCACCAGAGTCGTAACGAGCTCCGTGATACCAAGGCTCTCGCTTCCGGTCAGTTCTCAACCAACTACAACGGTGTAAATAATGCCGGATTGGGCGACCAGTTCGTTATCCTTCGCCAGGATGCTCTCATTGCACGCATTCTTGAGCTTCGTAATCTCACAGAGTTCTTCCCTGTTCGTTATGGCGTTCAGGACCGTGATGTTCTTTTCAATGCATTCTTCGATGAAGTATCCCAGGGATATCAGGAGGGTGAAATCTACAAGGGTGGCATGCAGCTCGAGAACGAGATGGGTTACGTAGATGACGCCATGATCAAGGTGAAGTTCGGACCGATGAAGGAACTGGAGCGTAAGTATATCGCTTACCTCAACAAGGAGGGTTCTGACCCTATTAAGTGGTCTATGATTGAGTTCTGCCTGCTCAACCTTCTCAAGAAGGCTCAGGACGAACAGAACCAGCGCCGTATGCGTGGTATCTACGTGAAGCCAGAGACTGGCCAGCCTTCAAGCTTCCTTAATGCGGGGACAGGTATCTGGTACACCCTGCTTCGCTATATTCACGATTACAGCATCAAGCCATTTGCCAACAAGAGCTACAATACCTATACTTCGGCCAATATGCTGGATGCGGTTAAGGAGTTTATTACCGATGTCAAGACCCACCTCTCCGAGGGCATGACAATCGACAACCACGTTCTCTACCTCAACGAGAACCACATTGATTGGTGGCTTGCCAACTGCCGTGAGACCTACGGCAAGGATCAGGACTTCACAGGTCCTAACGGTTACAAGAACCGTGTTCCGGACTCTACCATCCAGATTAAGTGGCTGCCATACGAGGGCAAGTCTTGCTGGATGTTCATGGATGTTCCAGGCAATATCCAGTTCATCGAGTATCTCCCAGGTGAGATGCTGGCAGTCAGAATGGAGGAGCAGATGGAGTCTGTTCGCGCTTGGAGCACCTGGAAGGAAGGCTGCGGTGCAGCATTCACCGGTCGTAAGTTTGACAGCAAGGCTGCCATGGACGACAACGACTACGAGTTCCAGCAGATTTTCACTAACCTCCCTGCTACTGTCATCGGTGCAGAGATTAATGGTGCAAACGGTTTCTGGCAGATTACCGACGAGACCACGACTGCAACCACTATCGAGGATATCCAGAATGCAAAGGCTGGCGTTGCCTACTGTATCGAGATTGGTGAGGGTGCCACCAAGCACCAGCTCACTATCGCCAAGAGCGGTAAGTTTGCCAACATTACTGCAGTATGGACTCCTACCCAGGTAGGCGACTATATTATGGTCATTCTTGGTAAGGACGGCAATTTCCGTGAACTTGAGCGTCGTGTAGGTGGCAAGCGAACCATCAACAAGGCAGTCCAGCCTAACGTTCCTGGCGGGCGCTAATTCATAATATATAATGTTTTTTGTTATTAAACTAGTAGGTGGGGTGTGAACCCCGCCTACATTTTCCGAAAAGAATTATGAAGAAAAACAATATTCCAGTACGCCATCGTACTTACAACCCTAACCAGGGTTACCATTATGCCCAGCACAAGGGACGCATGCTCTTCATGACGGTCATCATGCTGTTAGGCATCGTATCACTTCTTCAGATGCTTATCGACCCTACACCTACTGCAGGCGTAGGTGGAGGAGTCTCCATGGCAGCGTTCGTCGCTCTGACATCTATTGACGACGTGACCGACCGCGATACCCATGGTTCTGCCATTGCCTACCAGGTTGTGTTGGTACCGACATCTCTTGTCGATATAACCAAGGCTTTCCCTCAACCGGATAAAGACCGGAAGGTCAAGGCGATTCCGTTCAAGACGGAAATTGCTGAAGGACTTGGAGCTTTCCTTTTTGATGCTCACGACATTCCGACGTTTACTGCTACCACCGAGAAGGGAGATATTACGACTTCGGGAGAGAATAACCTGGTAATCATCATGGGTGGTACCCGTGTGGAACTCTACAATTTCATTGAGCAGTATGCTGGAGGCAAGTTCATCGTTCTGTACAAGCACGTGAAGGATACTCAATGGTACATCGTCGGAGAACCTGAGCGTCCTATGATTCTCAACAATACTGAGACCAAGGACGATAAGGATGGCCGCTATACTACATTTACCTTCAAGCGCACTTCAGTCGATCTCCCTTGCCTGTACGCAGAAGATCCGCTTGGAGTCACAGCAGCTGTCTCTTCTGATGCCGAAAGTCATACAAGTGATGACCAGAAGAAGAGTGTAGCATCATCGCCTTCTTCTAAGAATACACTTTCTTAACGCGATAGCTTCATTTAATTTTAAGATGTTTTACTTTAAGGTGTGTCGCCATCAAAAGGGTGGCGCACCTTTTATAATATATAATAATTTATGAACAGAAGAGAAAAATTGCAATTATTCAATAAGCTCAGAGAGAGCAGCCATGCTGAAGCCGACCTTGCTCTCCTGGAGGATGTTAACCCTCGCCATGCTAAGCTTACCCGTTTCTCCCGTGACCCTAAGCGTTATGCGGACGAGATCCTTTATGCTCTTTTGGACGAGTGTGATGGAGCAGACATTGTAGATCATCGAATCTATTTTGAGAAGTTAAATGAGAACGCAAATGATGCTTCAAGTAAAACTTTAACCGGAGCGGAGCAAAATCCTATCGGTGATTCAAGTAATACTTTAGCGAATGAGAATCAAGACCCTCTTGGTACTTCAAGTAATACTTTAACGGGCGAAACCCCGGAAGATAATCCTTCAGATAAAGAAACCCCGGAAGATAATCCTTCAGATGAAGAAGCTCCGGATGACAAGCCTTCAGATAAAGAAGTTCCGGAAGATAGCCCTTCAGATGAAGAAGCTCCGGATGACAAGCCTTCAGATAAAGAAGTTCCGGAAGATAGCCCTTCAGATGAAGAAGCTCCGGATAACAAGCCTTCAGATGAAGGAGAGAATGGCGCTGGCCAGGAGGTTGATGACTCAAAAAAAAAGTAGTTCAAAAGGAAGAGGAATATCCTAACATCGACTGGGATAATCTCTATAATGAGGACGTGCAGATGGCTACCGTCATCTACAACGACCGTATCAACACCTGGCGTAAGATGAAGAAACTCGACGAACTCCTGGATAAGAAGCCGAAGGAGCGAGATGTGGCTGCCATGGCAGAACTCCGCATCAGGAACCTTCAAGCCTTCGAGGAACTGAAGGCGTACAACGATACCGGCAAGTTCCTATATAAGCATCCATTGCTGAAGGGTAAGTCGGAATTCGATGAACTCGTGAAGCTCTTCAAGAAGGATCCTGCCGAGTTTCTTCATAAGCACAAGAACGTGCTCGATAATATCAAGCGCTACAAGAGTTACATTAAAAGAGATGATCGCAAGGATAAACGTGCCAGCGACCGTGAGAACCTCCAGCGTCATCAGGAGCGTGAACGCATGTTCAAGATGGTGATGGAGCAGTATAGTGACAAATCAGATAAATCAGACGGACAAGATGGATAAGACGGAATTACGAAAGGTTGCAGAAACCTGCGTTTCGATGGTCAAGAACGGAGGTGTGCTTGAGCAGGCTCAGCTCAAGGCAGATGAGAAGATAGCTGAGCAGGCAGCCAATGGAGATCTCGACGCTATCAAGCTACTGAACGAGCGAATGCAGGATCGCGAAGAACTGAAGCTGAGGAAGGAGCTGTTTGGCGTATGAAAAGCGAGATAGAGAAACTGGAGAGTGTGCATCCGGATCTTATCACCACATACCTGACAACAGGCGATGGTGAAGGTATCCCGGAGGATGTGCAGATCTTTCTGAAGCAGCTGCAGTGGGCTGTTGAAATCTACGAGTATGAGCGCAACATTACCCGTGGAGCTCGTCAGCTCAAGCAGCGCATAGCTGCGCAGCAGAAGATTACCCTCGATGTGCGCACCTGCATGACCCGCATCAATCAGGCGATATCCTACTTCAATGTAGATTGCAATGTAAGCATCAAGGTATGGGAGAACGATTTCGCCAACAAGTATGAAGACCTTGCCAAGCTCTGTTCTGCCAAGCGAGACTACAAGATGCAGAAGGCATGCATGGACCAGGCGCTGGAATGCAGACGCCGTGCTTCCGAGCAGGCAGAAGCTGACCGAGACCTTGGTGTAGTATTCCTCATTACCCCAGAGGTTACCCCTGAAGAGCTAGGTTTTCAGAAAAAGAACCTTAAAGAGATTGCTGCCAAGCACAACCGGGGCTTTTATATTTCACTCATCGATGGTCTGCCTATCGAGAGTTCAGAAAAGAAACGATTGCTTCGTGATGCTGATATTCAGGAAGCAGAAATAGTGGAGGATTTAAGTGATGAGCCAACTGATATTGAATGATAATACCCTTGGGGATTTCGAGCATTATTACATGAACCACATGCAGCTGCTTGCCAACATCATCGACCCAAATATGCTTTTTGCAGAGGTTGCCCGTGCCGGAGGTAAGACTGAAGGCGTGACGGGTCCTCGCCTGATACGTGTGGCCAACGATATGCCGGGAGAGTTATCTTTCCTGGTTCACAAGACCTATGTGGCACTGATGACCAATGTCTGGCCAAACATCCAGGCATACTTCTCCCGCCAGGTTGTGGTGAACGGGCAGCAGAGGTCAATGCTGGAATATGGTATAGATTACGTGGTAGGGGAGAGCACGCTGCCTTCCCACTTCCGGAAGCCCCGATACCCGATAGCCTATGCCAAGCATAGTGTAATATTCCGCAATGGCGCCCACCTTCAGCTCGTGTCAAGCGACCAGCCGGAATCTGTGGCAGGTAGAAATGCCGTGCACGCCTTCGTGGAAGAGATGAAGCACAATAGTGGAGAGAAGCTGAAGACCCGACTCTTCCCGTCTTTACGTGGAGGTCCAGCCAATGTACGGTGTTCTGCTTATTACGAGGGAGTTACGGGCGTGAGTGATACGGCCCGTGTAGACCTCGGAGAAGATGACTGGTTCGAGGAGTACGAGAAGAAGGTGAACCCGAAGCTCATAGAAGAGATAGCCACCGTATCCCTGGAACTGAACAGGAGCCTTTACCGTCTCTTCGTTCTCAAGCAGCAGGAGCGAGACTCCAAGGATCCTGTTCTACTGGAGAAGATGCGTCTGGAGTCAGTAAAGCTCAATTCCTTCGTGGCACGATGGAAACCCCGTCTTGCTGACATGAGGCGAAATGCCATCTACTACATCCGTGCTTCCTCGTTCTGCAACAAGGACATTCTCGGGCCAAAGTTCTTCAAGACCCAGCTGGATACCCTTGACACGGACGAATTCCTCACCGCCATCTGCGCCATCCGGCACAAGGAGGTGACCAACAAGTTCTTCATCAACTACGACCACGTAAGGCATCAGTTTAAGGATAGCTATAAGTATGATTCCATTCTTCGCCTGAATCTTAAGGACAGGTTTATCCTTACGGCAGAGTACCTTCTTCACTACGACCATCAGGAACCGCTCTACATGGGATATGACCCTGGCAACTTCCAGTCGCTCATCGTAGCTCAGAAGAAGGATTACGGCAGGCGTCTCGATATCATCAAGGAATTCTTTGCCTTCCTGCCCAAGGATTACAACGACCTGGTGGCAGAGGTGCACCAGTTCTTCGGATCTGCAGCCGTCAATAAGACCATTTATCTCTACCCGGACCGCGCCGGCAATAAGCGCAGGGAGGAACGGGAACAGATAACCACTGACTCGCTCAATCTGAAGGCTGCCCTGGAGTCGTATGGCTTCATGGTGATACTCTATAACGAAGATGCGCCAACGATATACCATTGGCAGCAGTTCAAGCTCTGTCAGATGCTCTTCGGCGAACGCAGTCCGCTCCTGCCTGTCATCCGTATCGATGAGAATGAGTGTAAGAACCTCTGCTCTGCCATCATGATATCCCCTCTGAAGAAAACGGACGGGAAGATAGAACTTGATAAGAGCTCAGAGAAGAAACAGCAACTGAAGAACCAGGCAGGACTCACCACACAGCTGCCTTCTGCGATGATTTATCTGCTCTACGGCCTTTATTCTGATGCCGTGAAGGCGGAATTAAGTACATATCCTACCGATTTGCCGGACAATTTCGAGATATAAACGCGGAATAATGCTGCATTCCTGCAGTAATAATTTTCACGAAAATATCAATAATTTACGGAAAATGAAAGGGTATAAATGCTAAAAAGCTGATATTCAGCCCAAGCGGACCGGCAGAGAGAAAAACTCTCAAAAACACCTCACCCAAACGTGCACGCACCGCTGGGAAGGAAGGTTGAGGGGCAGCCCTTACGATTCTCGGAAATATGACGCCCCAGGGGTGCACCCGGTCTTTTGCAGGGCAATAATTTTTCGCTAACTTCGCATCGTTATGAGCAAGAAAGGAACCAAGAACATCATCATGGATGGTATCACGGCACTGCAGTGGGCAAGGGAGATCAGCAAGCTTCCAGATGGGGAGTTTACCCTGGTCTTCTTTCCTTACTCGAGGCAGAAGGGGAAGGCGAGTGCCAAGCTGCAGATACGTCACCACTGCAAGTACCGCACCCAGTTGCCGAAGGAACGCTTCGCCATTGACGGGGAGAACTATCTCCTCTATACAGACGAAGATGGAGAACCTAAGATGTGCTATCGCATCCTCATCAGGTACATGGGCTTCCCTCAGGACGGATTTAAACTTCACAAAATAAATTGGCTATGAACAAGGATTATGAAATAGACATGTATGGCAACGCCGGCATCTATCTCGCCGATGACAACACCTTTACCTTCCAACTGGGCGAGGGTGCTGCCTTGGGCGCAGAGCAGCTCTTCCAGTCGCCACTTCTGGAGTCTCCGTTCGGAGGCACGCTCTGGATGCAGCAGCATCACTACCTGGGCATACAGGGATATCAGGTGTTGATGCGTGGCTACAACAACCAGCAATGCGACGAAGTGACCAAGGAGATTAAGGAGAACCGACTGCTCCCTCGTCTCTATTCCAAGGAGATCAAGATGCTCTATGGTCACGGACTCGCCGTATACAAGCAGGCTATTGAGAACGGCAAGCTGGTACGCAAGTACGAGGAGCAGCCCGAAGTAATGGAATGGCTCGACTCCTGGAGCTCCCGCGGCATTCCTTCGGTCGAGGAATTCTGCAAGACCTGCATCAAGAACTTCTATTATTTTGGCGACTTCTTCGTGAAGTGGCGCTTCACTCGCGGCAAGATGATAGGTATGGGCAAGCCGGTGGCTGCACTGGAAGCGATGGAGAACCGGTACTGCAGACTGGCAACTACCCGTCAGGACTTGGCTTCAGAACTCGTCTCCTATAGCGACTTCAAGCAGGTGATAGTAGGTCGTTTCTCCTATGGCTTAACAGGTTACCAGGTATATCCGAAGTTTAGCTTCAACGAGGTGGACAACTACCATTACGCTGCGATCTCCCATCACAGGGAGAAATCCGTAGATGAATATTACGGAGCCAACGAAACCCATCAGGGCGCCCGTCCGTATATCCAGGGTAGCAACAAGACAGCCCGATACATCAACAGTTTTCTGAAAAACTCGCTGGCAGCTAAGGTTCACGTCATCATTCCGAACGCCTGGATCCAGAGCAAGCGCACCCAGATGACCAAGCTCTGCGAGGAGAATAAGCGGCGCAAGTCGAAGGGGCTGGAGCTTCTGAAGTACAACGGCATCGATATCGGAACCGACTTCAAGGAGTCGTGCATGGTTCGCTACGTCCGCGATGAGGTCCGCAAGTTCAGTTCCTATCTTTCCGGTGCAGATAACCAGGGCAAGGGTTTCTCCTCCATCTCCTTCATGGATGCTCAGGGACATGAACAGTCATGGAAGGTGGAGACTATCGATCTCAAGTATAAGGAATATATCGAGGCGCTCATCTCCTACGACAAGCGCACCGAGCAAGCCCTCCTTTCTTCAGTAGGTCTCGATGCTGCCATATCTGCAGTAGACAAGGATGGGGTCATTTCCAAGAGTGGTAGCGATACCTATTATAATTATCTCATCTACATCATGTCGCTCACCTCTGAGGATGAGGTCTGTGCAGAACCGCTCAACTGGGCGCTGCGCATGAACTTCCCGGAACTCTACAAGCAGGGTTGCCGACTCGGTTTCTACCGTGAGGTTCCCCAGCGGCAGGAAGACATTACACCATCCCAACGACTTAACCAGCAACAGGCATGAAAAAGAAATTTCAACTCAATCAACTTTTCAGCAGCTATGCGCAGTTCTGCAACTGCGCACCTGGTGCTGATACAAGCTCCGACTTCGACAGCCTTCAGGGGTCTGCCGTAGTTGCCAGCAAGCGTGTTGTCGCCATCATTGGCGGCAGCACGTTCTCTGATATCGTAGCCATCCAGGAAGAGGATAGCTGCATCAAGGACTTTCTCCGCACTGCCATGGCGAACCTTACGCTAGCCACCCAGATTGTCTTCGATGCCGTGAACCGCCGGAAGAACGATATCAACCTCTACAAGTACGAACTGGAAGGCATGAAGCGTTCCTATATGGAGAACTACTTCAATGCGATGGATTCGCTGATTTCGGAACTTGCCGAAGAGATAAGCCCCGATGAAACCGATGATATCCGTCTTGTCATGGAGGATTGGCGCAAGACCAATTACTACAAGATGCTCAGCAAACTGAAGGTGGATACTGCCGATGAATTCGACGAAATCTATCCTATCGACCTCTCGTATCTCTTCTTCTTCCGCTGTGTTCCCCTGCAGAAGGAGGTGCTTGATGAGAACATCGGCGCATACTTCGACCGGCTGGAGAAGGGTGGGGAAGATCCGGAGTTCGTAGAGTTTGCCCAGAAGGCGCTGCCTATGCTCAAGCGTGCCCTGGTGAAGAAGACCGTGGCAAAGGCCCTGAGACGTTTCGATATCCTGGAGTTCCCTGCCACTATCCGCAACCTCTTCGATGACAACACTGCTACCCGCTCTGGCAGCGACGAGGCAAGCCGCGCCTTGCAGCTCGCCACACAGTTAGACGGGGAGGTAGAAGACCTGCTGCATAATGTGGATATGCTTCTCGATGCTCAGGAAGGAAACGATTTCCTTTCCTTCTCTGCCGAGAACCGTCCGGACGACAACATGTACTTAATGCCATAAGCTTATGGAAAAGACGATATCCGTAAGAGCAAACGGGAAGGTATACGAAATCCCGAACTCGTGGGAACTACTCACTTCTGACCAGTATCTGAAGCTGATAGAGCTGCTTTCACTCATGGAGAATGGGCAGTATCCACCAGGCGCCGTCAAATGCCTGTTCCTCTGCTACATGATGAAGTGGAACCTGAACAGAATCAAGCGAGACGAGAAGGTTCTGGAAAACTTCATGTCGATAGCCAGTCAGATTACCTTCATCTTTCAGGAGAAGGACGATAAGTTTGTGCTCGATCTCTGTTTCTGCCGTCAGCAGCTGCCCATCATCTTTATAGATAAGAAGGCTTATTACGGCTATGATATCAATACCGACTTCCAGTCGCTCACCTGCTCACTCACAGCCCTGCAGTATATCGAGGCACGCCAGCTGCTGGATATGGGCGAGGAAAGCCTGCCGCTGCTGGCTGCAGTACTCTACTTCGGCAAGGGGCAGTACTCGTCCGAGAAAGCCCAGAAGCTGGCATTGCAGTTCAGAAAACTGCCTGCCAATACGCTTCGGGCGATAGCCTTGAACTTTACTGCAGTCAACAATTTCCTCTTCTCGAAGACGGAATTCTCCCTGCTCACCAAGTTCCTGCCGCAGAAGGGCAGCAGCATCACCACCGATGCCACCGACGCACTCTACGACCTCTCGAAGGACGGCCTTGGCAATGTGCACCAGGTGGAGCAGATGAACGTGCTCACCTATCTGCGCATTCTCCGGAAGAAGACCATCGAGGGAGTGAAGAGCCTGAAGGCGTCCGGAATGGAAATGGCCAAGATAGCCGACGAAGTAGGACTTCCTCTCGAGGTAGTTAAACAGATTATATAACCAGAAAAACGTAAAAGCTTATGTTATTGGATTTATTCGAGTATTTCGCCAAGTTTCCTGCTGCCGCAGGTATCGTCAAGGGCATTGCCACCAAGGGCAAGAGCAACCTGGAAGAATATAACACCGTGCTCAGTGCGCTGGACAACCTGCCGGAGAAGCAGCTGGTTCCCGAGATAGACAACTATGTATACGGCCAGTCGTTTGACGAGCTGAAGCAGCGCATCGACAAGCTTACCGGCTCCTTCCTCTTCGTGGATTACGGCGAGGTGGACATGCAGAGCGACGGGCGCAGAAGTTTCCAGTGCACCCAGCGCATAGCCGTAACGGTAGCCATGAAGCTGCCCAACAATTCGGATATGCTGGAGAGGGTCATTGCCAACGACCGCACCCTCCAGATGCTCTCCAAGGTTCACGCACGCATCATGGCAGACGTAGAGATGGACGAACTCTACTGGATGGACCGTGAGAGCATCACCAACTGTGAGATCATTCCGTTTGTCTCTGCCGAGCTGCAGAGCTATGGCTGGACCCTCATGCTCAATGCCACCGGTGCTGACGTCCTGGGCGTTCACGACCGGATGCGCCAGATACTGCGCTAGCGGTCCTTTGTCCTCTCGGAATAATTATGTACTTTTGCAACGTCTAGAAACATAAGGCCGAAATGTTATGAAACAATATAAACGAAATATACCGATGATAGCAATCACCTCGCTCCCTCTGACGGCTGTGTCGGAAGGGTTCCAGTATGTGTATCAGGACTGGGAGTTTGCCAAGTGGATAGCGATAGCCATCTCTATCGATACCTTCCTGGGTGTATGGAAACATCTTATCCACAAGGATGCGTCTAGCGAATCCTTCTTCTCCAGGTTCACGAAGAAGATCGTGATCTACGTCTTCCTGATGATCTTGAGTAATTTTGCAAGTCATGCCACCGTAGAGGGCTCTACTGTTGGCCCGATGCAATGGATAGGAACCTATATCTGCGTGTTCATGATGGTGCGCGAGATATTCTCCATTATCGAGAACATACAGGCTATATATCCGATATTTCCGAAGAACTTCGTAAAGCGCATGAAGGACTTCAACGACAAGGGAGATTACATCGGCGGCGGGCCTATCAGTTTTTCAGAAAAGGATGCACCCGACAATGTTCCGTAATTCCGGTCGGTGGCTATAGGTATACATTATTAATTATATATTACGTAAAGATATGGCAACAAAAGCTCAGCTAGCCTTCGCCAAGCAGGTGCTCTATGCGGCGTTGGCAGCCAAAACAGAGATAAATCCTTCCTTCATCACTGCCCAGGCCATACTGGAGACGGGATGGGGAAAGAAAATCATCGGTAAGGCTAACCTCTTCGGTATTACCAAGGGTAGCCAGTGGGACGGTCCCATCGTCATGGTGAAGACCCACGAATATTTCAAGACACCTAACCAGAAGCTCAAGGCGCCCGACCGCATCCTGTCGGTCTGCAAGGTGAAGGGCAAGAACCTCTGGTACTATACCGTGGAGCGAGCCTTCAAGGATTTTGAGACTATTGGCGACTGTCTGAAGGAGCATGAGCGGCTCTTCCAGAAGCCGGGCTATAAGGATGCCTGGCCATACAGAAATGATCCGTTTGAGTTCGCACGGAGAATCTGTGACGGAGCGGGGTGTAAGTATGCTACAGATCCTGCTTATCTCGCCACCATTACCTCCCTCATCAAGACCGTGCAGAGCAAGTGCGTATAATTACTCTCTTTAGTTTATTAATGTTGTTTGTTTTTCAATGTTTAGTAGGTTTATTAGTTACATAAAGGTTGTTACGTTAGTGCTGATTCCCTTGGCATTGGTCATGGCATTGCGAGAATGCCATGACCTCAGCCGGGAGGCAGCACGGACAGAAGATAATCAGAACATCCTCCTTCACAACGGCAGGGTAGAGATAGGCCGCACGCAGTCAGGCAGGCCAAGAGCTTCCGTATCAGCCATTACGTTGAAGACGTCTGACCTGAAACGCAGTCCGGATTCTCTCCTTGCCGTTAACAGGAAGGAACTCAAGATAAAGAACAGCCGGATTATGGCGGCAGCTACAACCTCTACCACTACCAAGGTGGACGTGAAGGCAGCCATACAGCCGGCACCTCAAGACACCTGCAGTCGGCCACTTTCCAATTCCTACCGACCGCCCGATGCCCCGCAGACTGTTTCCTGGAGCGATTCCTGGATAACCCTGCGGGGCAGAATCGAGGGCGACAGCATGCAGGTGCACATTGAGAGCCGTGACACCCTCCAGATGGTTGTTCATCGCATACCGAAGAAGTTTCTCTTCTTCCGCTATGGAACCAAGGGTGTGCGCATGGATGTGGTAAGCCAGAACCCGCATACCCAGCTCTCATATCCCAAGATTATTTTGTTGGACAAATAATAGATAGATCATGTTTTTAGGTTAGTTAGTTGATAATTCTAGTGTATCTTTTTTAAATACTCATATTGGTTATTAAGGTATTAATGGATGTATCACAGGTGTGTGTTATTAATTCTCATTGCAAAATTACTTTTGTAACTATCATACAAATATATCTATTTGTGGATTTGCCCTGGTGCGAGAGCATCGGGGCTTTTTCGTGCCTTTTCTGAAAATAATCAGCAAAATGTTTGATGGTTTCAAAGAAAAGTGTTATCTTTGCAGGCGTAATGATGACGGTTAAAGAAGAGCCATGTGCAGATTGAGCAGAGTCTGCGCGTGGACATGTGATAAAATACAGCTGTGTGGCTCGTGCTGAAGGACTGCTCTCCGGATGCACGGGCCCTTTTTTATGATTATGAAACCAACAGACGATGACGACTGGATTCCTCAGCGTGGAGGTGGAGACGACCGCTCAAATGGCGGAACCGTGATACATCCCCAGAGCAGAGACTAGAAACGAGATGACGGTGATGATGGTGGCGACAATAACAGTACACTTGATCACCGTCATTGCTTTTTCTATTTGGTCGCAGCGGTTGGCAAGAATACTCTTATTGCGGTCGATGATTTCCTGGTTATTGCTGATGGCATCGAGCAGGGTATTGATGGAGTATAGGGCGTTCATCTCTTCCTGGTTGTGCCCGTTCTTCAGAAGCCTGTCGATGTTTTCCTCCTGTATCATGTTCCTGGGCTCGTTGCCCGTATGCCTGAAAGGGTGAACCCACAGAACCTGGTTTACCATGATGTATAGCGCAATAAAGATGCCTGCCCATAGAACAGCAGCGGTAGAGAGCTGCCATAAAGATGGGCTGGAGAATACAAACGCCGTGAGGGCGATGAACACCGTGAGCAGGAACCCTGTCATGGTGTAGGCACGGTCGGTGGACTTGCGGAGCTGCTCCAGTGTGCTGCTTGCCATTCTGTCTGAGCGTTCCAGGATGATGCGGGCTGTGTGCTCGTTCAGGTTCTTGCGAACCTTGCCGGTTATTATCTTTTCCATACCTTATATATATTAATAGGTGAAACATATCTTTTCTGCAAAGATACACTTTTTCCCGCTCATTTTCTACCTTTTCATGAATAGAAAGCTTAAATATAATTAATACTACGATTTTTCGTATAAGATATTTGGCTACTACGAAAAATAGTAGTATCTTTGCAGCGTCTTAAAAGAAAACGATATGAAGAAGATTTTAGTAACAGAAAAAGAGGAAGAACTGATAGAAGCTATCAGAAACTTCCGAAAGTCATACCCTAGAGGTAATCCACAGTTATTATGGTACGCTCAGCAGCTGTTTGATGAGATGATTGAGCCACCAGAGTATTACACCAAGTATTAACAGAACCCCTCCCTTCGGGGAGGGCATTAAAAAGCATAAGATTATGGAAATAACAATGAAGCAGGCTAAGGACAGCACAGTAAAGCAGCGCATACAGGATATCCAGATGACGGTATCATGGCGCGAGATAGCACACGCCTATTTCGGAAAATCGGCATCATGGCTTTATCATAAGCTCGATGGAATTGACGGAAATGGCGGTGTAGGCGGTTTCACCGAAGAGGAGAAGGTTATGCTCCGTGGAGCACTTTGCGATGTTTCCAATCGCTTGCGTGCGGCTGCGGACAGGATATAATGAGGCTGGGGTCATCGTTCCCCATAAGACAGAAGTCGCCATAGCCTTGTGGCGCATTGCAGTTAGCATAGCTAACATGTTCAATAACTCAACTCAGCCCCGGTGCAGCAATGCATCGGGGCTTTTTCGTTCCGATTGATTCCGAATAATTCCCCGAATTACCCCGATTTTATGCTCTACAGCATCTTTTAGTGTTAATTATTCTCATCGTGCGAAAATTTCCCCGTTTTTATTTGGCGGTTCCGGATTTTCTTCTTACCTTTGCCAACGTTAACAAAGATGATAGTAGTCTATCCGGCAGGGCGACCGTTTCGCCTATGGCTTCTCAGCCGCAGGCTTTTTTTATGCCCAAGAGTATCATTTTCCCGGCATCGGGAAAAAGGTGTACCGATATGGCGGCTGCATGAACCGTAAAGATTTCATTTGTCCTCTCGGATAAGTCATCATCTTTGTTAACAACGGGGAATGCAGCCGCCACCCTTTTCTCACGAAACAAGTGCGCTGCTCATGCTTACAAAAATGATGCAATATGCAGAATTCTATTTTATTAAATGATGCGATGCAGGTTAAGCCTGCCGGCATCCACGTGAATGTGAACGAGGGAATGAAATCCCTCAAGTGTGCAATCAAGCGTGAGGCTAAGCGTCTCATGACTACCAAGAGCGAGACCTTCTCTTACCTTTGCGAGGAGACGGTAACGTATGGCGAAGTGGCGATGACCATGGTTGGCTTCTCTGCCGTGATGGCTATAGTCATGATTGGTGGCTTTATTTTCGGAGGAGAGGTGATGTAGCTATGGAGGAGAAGAAAAAAATTTTGGCGACAGTTGCGGAACACCTGGAAGACTATAGGATATTCTATCCCGATGCCACGATGACAACGGTAGGTGTTGCAGCCGGCAAAACCATCTCCTACAAGGATGGTTTTGAACTGAGCAAGATGGTATGCCGCATGACGCACAGCGGGCTGCTTCAGTTCTGGATAGCCGGCAACAAGATGGTTATCTACAAGTCGAAGGAGTTCCTGAAGGTGGCAGACGGCTTCAGGAAGGGAGCCAAGGTGAGATTCTGTGACCCTCGCACACCCGATGACCACCACGAAAGCGTGATGCTTGCCGACGGAATGCGCTACGACGGCGGCATTCCCTTTATCTGGACCGAGGACAGCGATTCGGATAGCTTCGCCGAGTGCAACACCTTCGCCGTATATTGGCGTCCGGTAGAGGAGGACGGAAAATAACTGTCTTTTTCAATTTATAGAAAAGTAAGTAATTTTGCAGTATAAATACTATAATTTATTGATTATGGATACAGACAGGCAAAATAACTACACAAGCTATCTAGGCTATTTGTCTTCGAGTGGGACCACCTATCGCAAGATAGGGCTTGCGGCAAAATACGTCCTCACCTTCCTTGAGGAAGCTGACGAGATAAGCCGCAGGGGTTACCAGAGATACAAGCAGGCTCATGCTTCAGAACTCTCCACCATGCCCGGTGCCACCGACGCCATCCTCGACTTTCTGTCGTTCATCGGTGTGGGCTACAGCCGGGCAAAGCGCAAGGTGAAATCGCTGGAGAAGAAAGAAGATATCTGTGCCCGAAACGAGAAGAAGGTGAACGAGTTCATCGAATGGCTGGACACAGAGTCGGACGCCAGCGAACGTACCCGTGAAACCTACCGTTTTGCTATCAGGAGTTTCTTCTCTTATGCCGACGAGTTTAACCAGGAAAACGTGAAGCGGTTTCTGAAGACGCTGGAAGAGCAGAAGATGAAGCCCGCCACCATCAACAACCGCATCTGCGCCCTGGCGAAATACTCCAAGTTTGCGAAAAAGCCCATTTCCGTGAAAAGGGTGAAAACTCAGCGCAAGCTCTCTACAGACAATATACCTACGGAGAAGGAGTATCAGTCGCTGCTGGCTTATCTGAAGCAGAAACCCAACCGGGACCCTTACTACTGGCTGAGGATCCTTGCCACTACAGGCCTTCGCCTGCATGAGTTCATGAAGCTCTCGTGGGAGGACGTGGCCAATGGCGAGGTGGTTCTGAAGGGCAAGGGCAGCAAGTTCCGCCAGGTGTTTTTTCAGAAAAGCCTTCAGCAGGAGGTGAGGGAGTATATGAAGGAGACGGGCAGGACGGGTCATCTCTGCATAGGCAAGTATGGTCCCATGACCGACAGAGGTTTCTCTGAAAGACTGAAGAGTTGGGGCGACCATCTGGGTATAGCCAAAAGCAAGATGCACGCCCACGCCTTCCGCCACTTCTTTGCCAAGCAGTATCTCAAGAAGAACAAGGATGTGACGCAGCTTGCCGAACTCCTTGGCCATAATAGCTTAGACACAACAATGATTTATCTACAGAAAAGTCATGACGAACAAAAAAGAGACTTTAATAGAAATGTTACGTGGTAGCATAGCGAACGTTCATGCAACTTGTGATTCATTCAAGGATGTGAGCATCTACGATGATACCGGCCATGTAGATTTATCCTTCTTTGAGGCAATGCTGAAGTTACTCAATGAAGTGAAATCTGCAGAGCTGTGTCTCACCCGAAAGCTTTCCTACCTGCTTGCTCCTGACTTTGCAGACGAAACAGAAGGCAAGTCTTCCGGCAAGCAGGACGGGAAGAAGCTGTCAGCAGAGGAAGTCCTCAAACAATGTACGTTCAAGGACAATATACTCTATCTGCCCAATGTGCAGCTGAGCAAGAAGACCTATGCCGACGTAAAGCTCTGGGTAGAGGAAGCCGGCGGCAAATGGACGGGCGGCAAGGTGCAGGGCTTCAGCTTCGACTTCGATGCCACCCGAGTGGCAGGCATACTGATGGAGGGCAAGCGGTGCAATCTGGCCAAAGACTTCCAGTTCTTCGCCACGCCACCCGAGGTTGCCGACTGGCTGGTATCGCTGGCAGGCGACTTCAGTCCCGACTGCAAGGTTCTGGAGCCTAGTGCAGGAACAGGAGCCATCATCGATGCCATCCACAGGGTGCAGCCAGACGTGGTAGTAGATTGCTACGAGCTGATGCCGGAGAATAAGGAGAAGCTTTCCAAGCTGGATCATATCCGCCTGCTAGGCGACGACTTCACCCAGGCAGAGCACCCTTCGGAGTACGATCTGATAGTAGCCAACCCTCCCTTCTCGAAGAACCAGGACATCAGGCACGTGATGCAGATGTATCATGATCTCAAGCCCGGCGGAACCGTGGCAGCCATTACTTCCAGGCATTGGCAGCAGGCTTCGGAAAAGGCATGCAAGGATTTCCGCGCATTCCTGGAAGAAGTTTCCGCCCAGGTTTACGAGATAGAGGAAGGCGCCTTCAAGAAGAGTGGTACGGGCGTGGGAACTATCGCTATCGTGATAAACAGGCGGGATGGGAAATAGCCATACATCACTCACATGTTTGTCCTTTGCTGGAAGGCAGGAATTCCGTACCTTTGCAGCGAAGAATTAATAACGCAAACAGAATTATGAAAAGATTAAAGAAGAAACAGCGCAAGCGCACGCATCATCTGCTTGCCAATGCGGTACTGAGAACGCTATACTATCAGTACGCCGGCAAGCGCATGGGTCCGGATAAGATAGAACTGTGGTGCTGGCTTGACAGAAACCGCAGAGGCAGAATCAGAATCTACAAGGATCTGAAAAACGATCGTGCCATCATCGTCTGGCTCAACGGCCAGTATTATTCCGCACCGGATACCAGGGATATATACATGGAGCCGTGCGGTATGAACATGGCAGAGTATAAACGTTTAAATTCACATTTTTAATTATGAGTAACAATCAGGAACAGAATATCAATACCCAGGCAGCAGCCGAGGTAATGACCACCGACGAGTTTCACCGTCAGTTAGTAGAGAACACCGAAGCCATCAACAAGGAGCGTGAGGAGTATGAGCATAAGCGCTCAGAGCTTCAGCAGGACCTTGACGACCAGAAGACCTTCTGTCAAGGCGCCAACCGCGCTCTTCAGCAAGAAAAACTTGCGTTTAAAATGCAAGTCAACGACAAGCAGAAAATATTCGAGCAGACAGAGTGCAACATCCGCGAAACCCTCAGCAAGGCAAACAAGGATTTCAACGAGGGGTATGCCAGACTGAAGAGCGAGCATGCCCTGAAGAACCTGGCATTGCAGAACCAGCGCCACAAGATTTTCGAGGCTTACCGCAATTCGGGGGGGGCAAATCTTGCCGAAGATTCCCAGCAGATGTACCCCGAAGGATGGTGCCGACCAAAGCCTAAAGATGGAGGAGTGAGCGATGAAGAACAATAAGAATTTCACCCAGGCAGATAGAGTGGGCAAAGGCACTTCCTGCCCAGTTCCCGAGGATATCAAGCCGATAGAGTTTATCCAGAAGGTGACAGTTATGCTGGAAGAATGGGCCAAGCAGGACAAGAGGAGAGCCTTCTTCATTATCGCAGGTACCGAGAACGCCAGCGACGAAGATGCACGTGGCCTAGCCGTAGGCAATGGCGGCGAAGATATTGAACTCGCTCATATCGCATGTGCAGCCCTTGAGAACAACGAAGACTTCAGAAAAGCCATGTTTCATGCCTGCATGCTCAAGGATTCTGTAAATGAAGAGAACGACAATAACGACAAGTAATTTAATTAAGCAGATTATGAACAATAAGAATACAGATGCTGCAGCTAAGGCTGCAGCCAACATCGAGGAGGAGAGAATGCACCCTATCTTTGAGGAGTGCGAGGTTATGAACGCCGGCAAGCCGGTATGCGAATACATGCTCAGCATGAACGGCATGTATATCTCGGGCATCACCGAGGAGCAGCTCAAGGAGATGCACGAGAAGCTGGGAAAGCTGATTGCGGGAAAATAATTTTTTCGTCATATAAGCAATTATTATTAAGAACCATTTTTTTTGGTAAACAATTTACTTCTCTAATTTAAAGGATGGCTGCCCGTGAGGGGTAGCCATTTTTTCTTAGACAGAAATTTGGTTTTTCAGAAAAAGCGGTGTATCTTTGCACCCGGAGAATCAATAACACATTAAAATATCGAGATTATGGGACTGATAACATATATTCAAGGCTATTCCGCCATTATAGCAGTAGTACTGATGCCTTTCCTGGTCAAGAGCAGGGTTCCCGCCTACTGGGTGCTCTACCTTCTGTTCTGCACCATTCTTACGCCCTTGATAGGGTATCCTCTATATCGGATCTGCATCCTCAAGAGATAGGTCGCAGTCCTTTGCCCTTCGTCTGTCTGTTACTATATTTGCATTGCTAATTAGTAATGTACAAAGAATATGGTAACAGACAGTCTTGTTAAAAAGAAATTCGTTCACGAGACTCTTCAGGAAGGTATCCTGAAGATATACTCCACCCAGGAGAACGTGGTACGCAATCATTATAAGCGCCGTACCGGCAGATTGCTCACCATGCTCTCCGCTCACTCGTTCGACAGCCAGATATCGGGCGAGAACCGCACCGTCTTCGTGCGCATCCTTCCTTATCTCCGTTTCCTGGATATGCAGTACCGCCAGCGCAACGACCGCATCAGCAAGTTCAAGCGCAGGAACCTGGCACTCTATAACCGCGTAGTCTGGGGCGTATTGTATCACGAAACGTTTCCGAAGCTCCGCTACGGCTTCAACGATGAAGTACGGAACAGCATCCGCCAGGAACTGGAAAAATCACTCAACCCACAAAAATCATAAGTTATGGCCAACAAACATTTGACGGAAGACGAAATCCGATATACCGTAGATGTGAAGACTGCCGATGCGCAGAAAGCCATCTACACCCTGGAGCAGCAGAGCAAGAAACTGCGCTCAGAGAATAAGGCACGACTCAGCCAGATGATCAGTCTTGAGGCAGCCGGAAGAAAAGAGTCGGAAGCCTACAGGAACCTGAAGAAGCAGTACTCCGAGACCAGCAAGGAGATTCGCTCCCTTACATCCAGGATAAGCGAGCAGACCAGCCAGATCAATATCCTGGATATGAGCATGGTGCAGCTGAAGAAACAGCAGAAAAGCCTGCAGAAGGAGATGGACAACACCGTGAAGTCGCTCAATCCGGAGGCTTACGGCGTGCTGGAACAGCGCCTGATGGACGTGAATTCCCGTATCTCTGAACTGAAGCAGAATGCCAGGAGTCTTGGAGAACTCGCATCTGATGATACTGTAAACGGTGTGCTTCTGGGTAATCTGCTGACCAAGGGCGCAGAACTCTTCGGAGAAAAAGCGAGGGAGTTCAAGGATTCCATCGCAGAACTCATCAATGGCGGTCTCGAGATGGCAGAACAGGCAGACGGCGTGACCAAGGCATTCAATGGCTTGAACCAGGAGGGACTGCTTGACAACCTCCGCAAGGCAACCAAGGGTACCGTAAATGACGTGCAGCTGATGACAGCTGCCGTACAGGCTAACGATTTCCGCATTCCGCTGGAAGACCTGGGCAAGTATCTGGAGTTTGCCCAGCTGAAGGCCCAGCAGACGGGTCAGTCGGTAGATTACATGACCAACAGTATCGTGACCGGTCTCGGACGCAAGTCTCCATTGATTCTCGATAACCTGGGAATCTCTGCAGCAGAAATCTCAGAGAAGACCAAGCAGACGGGCGACTTCATGAAGGCTGTGGCAGAGATTGTGGATACCCAGCTGGCTGCGGCAGGAGAGACCTATATAAGCGCAGCCGACCGGGCAGCCCAGAAGACGGTAGAACTGCAGAATGCCCAGAAGGCGCTGGGTGACGAAATCCTCCCGCTCAAGGAACAGTGGGATGATGCCTATGCGGACATGCAGCTGAACACCATCAGTCTCATCTCCTGGTGTGTAAAGCATCAGGGCGTGGTGAAGACGCTGGGCATCCTGCTTGCAGCCTTCACGGTTGTAGCGATAGCCACCAGCAACGCCATCAAATCGAACATCGTCGTGACCAAGGGTGCAGCTGCAGCCCAGCAGGCATGGAACGTGATATGTGCTACCGGAACCGGACTCCTGAAGCTGCTGCAGGCAGGCTTCTATCTGCTCACGGGCAGGGTGACGCTTGCCAAGAATGCCTGGACCGCCATGAACGCAACGATGAAGGCAAGCGTTTTCGGACTGATAGCTACGGGAGTGGTACTCCTCGCCATGAAGTTATGGGAGATGAAGAAGGCTGCCGATGCAGCTACTCAGGCACAGAAGGCGCTCAATGCCATCAAGGCAGAAGCCCAGAGGCAGGTGGTGGAGGAAAAGCTGAAGCTGGAAAACCTGATCAAGGTGGCCAAGGACGAGAAACTCTCCATGGACGAGCGACTCAAGGCTACCGAGGCACTCAACAGGATTGTTCCTCATTACAATGCCACCATCGACAAGACCACCAAGAAGTTCAAGGCATCGAATAAGGCACTGGATGCTTACATCAACAGCCTGGTAAGGCTCTACGAGGTGCAGGGCGCCAAGAAGCAGATCCAGGGACTTGCCGAGCAGCGTGCCGGACTTACCATCAAGCTCACCAAGGCGAAGAGCCGTCTGGCTGATGCCAAGAACGCCCGTGGCTTCCAGTATACCACCTCATGGGGCGCTACCGGAAACACGCAGGTGGATGCCTTCTCCCGTTTCAAGTCAGAAGTAGAATCTCTTACTGATGGCATCAGCCAGATCGACAAACAGATTGGCATCATAAGAAACGCCTACGGCAAAGACATCATGCACCAGACCGTGAAGGATGCTACGGATCCGGAGATTCCAGACAGCAATATCGGCGGCAATGGCGGCGGAAAAACGGGCGGCGGTCATACCACCGGAACATCATCAGCCCCGAACCCCGACGATATCGCATCGAAGAAGTTTTCAGAAAACCGCCAGGCAGATATCGATGCTGCCAATCAGGATTACCAGCAGGACGTGAATAACTGGAATATGGCTCTCGCCCAGAAGCAGACCACCCAGGAGAAGTACGACCTCGCCATGCAGGCGCTGAAGACCCAGCATACAGCCAACATCCTCGCCATCGAGACCTCCTACAGCGAGCAGTCGCAGAACATCGGCATCAAGGACGGAGAGAAGAAGAAATCACTTCAGGATAAGCAGCTGGACAACCAGCGCAAGGCAGAGCAGGCACATTTCGACCAGCAGGTGGCAGCCGAGCAGGCTTATCAGGATGCACTTGCCAAGGTGATGGAGCAAGGGGAGACGCAGCAGGAGCTGACCCTGGAACAGCAGCGCGACCAGAAGCTGGAAATACTGAAGGGATATTATCAGGCAGCTCTCGACCTCGCCAAGCAGAACGGAGAGGACACCGTGCAGGTAGAGAAGGCATACAAGGATGCCCAGAAGCAGATAGAAAAGGAATACATCGCCAAGCATAAAGAGCAGCTTGACCAGCAGGACGATAAGAAGAAGCAGGCTAGGCAGGCTCTCGGCTTCGACCAGCAGAGCGAATACGACCAGCAGCTACAGCAGCTTCAGCAGGCACTCGACAACCAGTATATCACCCAGGAGGAACACGAGAAGAGGGTGCAGCAGCTGAAGAAGGAATCCTTCATGAAGCAGGCTCAGTGCTACACCGAACTCTTCAGCAATGCCGTGGGTGCGCTACAGAATGCCGAGATGGCGAACGTGGATGCCAAGTATGATGCCGAAATCAAGGCTGCCGAGGGTAATACCGCACTCCAGGAGAAGCTGGAGAAGAAGAAAGCCAACGAAAAACTGAAGATACAGAAGAAGTATGCCGACGTGAACTTCGCCATGCAGGCAGCTCAGATCATCTCGAATACTGCCACCTCCATCATGAAGGCATACAGCGAGATGGGTCCGATAGCCGGAAGTGTGGCAGCAGCCCTGATGGGTGTGACGGGTGCAGCCCAGCTTGCCGTGGCGAATGCCGAGCGCCAGAAGGTGAAGCGCATGACCCTCAACGGGACTGCCAGCGGATCCTCTTCGGCAGGAGGCCGCATAGCCAGCGGAAGGGAGGACGGTGGACGCATCGACGTGGAGCGCGAACAGGACGGCAAGCACTTCAATGCCGAATTCGCACCAGGTAAGCGTGGATATGTAGACCATCCTACCGTCATCGTAGGCGAGGGACCTAGAGGCAGAAGCAAGGAGTGGGTGGCATCGAATGCTGCCCTGGAGAATCCTACCATCGCTCCACTCATTAATCTGATGGATGCGGCGCAGCGTGCCGGCCAGATAAGAACCTTCGACCTGGGCAAGTATCTGCTTGCCATGCAGGGCAGGGCACTGGGAGGCAGCATAGAACCTGCTCCGTACCCGCTCCGTACCCGCTCCGTACCAAGTCTTAGTGGGGCAGATTCCTACGTCGGGACGCAGGACTTTTTGCATCGTGATGCCGGAAATTCTGCATCGGGACGTAAAAATGACGAGCTCCTGGAGCTGTTCAGGGAGCTTCGGACCAATGGAATCCGCGCCTTCGTATCGCTCTCTGACCTCGATGCACAGCAGGAATTGAGAAACCAGGCGAGAAAGTTTGCAAAGAAATAAAAATCTCCGAGACATGAAAATAACGAATCTAGATAAAGGAAAAGCCTACCAGCTTGGCGAAGGAGCCAAGCTGGAGGTAGAACGTACCAATCCGTTCTTCAATGATTATGGGGAGACGACCTCTCCGCTGGATATTCCGGCAAGCGACTACAACCGCATGATACTGGGCTATCCCGACACCTTCGGCCTGAGAGAGAAACTGGTGGCAGCCAACGTAAGCATCGAGGACGGGGAATACTTTGCCCAGTGCAGGCAGATTATCCTCTCTGCCCAGCATAAGGGGAACATCTCTTCATCCTTCTACATCAACGACGGATCCTTCTACTCCAAGATACAGAACGTGAAACTGAAGAGCATTTTCAAGGACGAGATGGTACCGGGATGCAGCACCATCGAGGAGTGCATCAAGTTCTGCAAGTCGCTGGTGGGAGGAAGCAACGAGAATTACGATATCTTTCCCGTTCTGCTCACTGACGACTCAGGCAAGGATGAGGGGTACAATTACAAGATACTGAACGGATATGGCGCCAAGCGGGATTTTCCGGATGCTACTGTCTGGAAGTTCAAGGACAGCGGAGGATATGAACAGGTGGCAGCCCCGGACGTCTACGACTTCAAGCTGTTCTGCTGCAAGAACGGAGACGGGGTAGACTGCTCCGTATTCCAGGGCGCCTATAACCGGGTGGAGTACGTCAACGAAATCCCGATCAGTCTTACTCCCGGTTATTACATCTCTCCCTTCATTCGTGCCAACTATGTCCTGAAGCGCGTGTTCAAGCACTTCGGGTATGAGCTGCAGGAGAATTTCTTTACCCGGACGGAACCGTTCAGCAAGATGGTTCTGGTGAACAATGTGATAGACGTGATGGTGAATGGCCACATCCGCATCGAGGACCTCCTGCCTGATGTTTCGGTATCAGATTTCCTCTCGGTTTTCAGAAAAAAGTTTCTCTGCGAGTTCGTATCGGACGAGGGAACGCACCAGGCAAACATCATCTTTCTGAGAGATGTGGTAGACAGCGCACCAGTGGCAGATCTCACCCGCCAGATGACGGAAGAGCCTACCTTATCCTATAAGACGGCATCGGACTACAAGCGTGTGGTTCTGCGCAGCAAGCACCAGGCAGACAGTGATGCAGAAGACAGCTATGACGACCTGAAGGATATGGTGGCAAAGAATTCCGGAGCCTATTTCAATAAGGTAGACGGCTGCTTCTACAAGGACGGATATTCCGGCGACTATCATGTGAGGTCAAAGATAGGCGAGTGTTCGCAGAGTTACGATACCGGAGAGGATGATACCGACACCCAGGATATCGAGATACCTGAGCTGATACCGGAAGTACGCACCCTGCAGTATAGGCAGACCACCGATGATGACAGCATCAGCAGAGATATGGGCAGATTTCTTTTTGTCGGCAACTATGCAACGCTCAATTCATCGATGAAGGTGGCTACCGAGGACAACTCAGAGAGCAGCGAGGATGCCGTCACTACACCGGTAATGCTTGCCTTTCCCTCCGTGTCAAGCGACGGAATGCCTTGCGGAACCGTGACAGCCTACGATATCCACTATGGGTATGGAGAGGGGCAGGAAGCCGACACCCAGGAAGGTTCCATGGAAAAGAAAATCTTTGATTACGCCCTGGTGTATAATGGTGATGACGGAATCTTTGAGAAGTTCTACCGGCATTACGACCTCCTTCTGAGGAATTCACTCCAGGAACTCAAGGTGAAGCTGCTGCTCACCCAGTCGCAGAAACAGAACCTGGCTTCCTATGCCAAGATTGTGATAAGAGGCGTGAGCTTCTTCTTCAACAAGTTGAAGTTTACGCTAGGCGGGAAGAGTGAGCCTACGGAAAGCGAACTCAGAACCATTGCCCTGACAACTCCCATCGAGGAAGCTGACCGCCTGATAGACGTGATGCCTGCCATGAGCTGCCAGTACAAATGGGTTGGCCATGAGAAGACGGTAGAGGCAAGCAAGGATGCATACGAGAAGTCGGGAGACGACAAGGACCGCACCTTCAAGATTATCTATCCTCCTCTTCCTTCTGCTGAGTATGTGGGGCAGAAATACGGTCTTCAGAAATCTTATATCAGTCAGAAGACCCGACATGCTACGATGTTCCGTCATTCGAAATGGGTGTATCATTGCACCACGGCATGGCTGGAATGTGTAAAGATCTAGGGCAGTATCGTCCTTTGTCAGTAACCTGTATTATCTTAATTTTGCGTTATAACCAACCAAAAATTAAAGATGATACAGGTTTTATTATATCCAGATGCTCTGAGCATGGTAGGCTCCATGAATGCCTTCGAGATATACAACAGCTCGAAGACAGACGTGGTTTTTGCACTTCGGTACCAAGGCTCAAGCACGAACATCGTTCAGCATACCTACACGCCGAACGACAAGAACCGGGTTACGGTATCCGTCAAGGATATCATTCTTCCTCTGCTCAGTTTTGATGTAAGGGATTCAAGTGAACCGTATGTCCAGCCGAACATCATGAAAGCCTTTGTGGCAACGGTTTACGAGGTGGGAAATGAAGGCAGTAAGAAGGAATTCTCCTTCTCCGTGATACGGGCAGGAGTAGACAGGCTGGCAGATTCTGCTGCGAATTTTCTGAAAAACAACTTCCTCACCTGGCAACCGCAGGTGAAGGCTGTGACCTATTATTCTCCGGAATTCCTCACCTACTATGCAGCTGCAGCCGGCACGGTAAAGTGTAAGGCGTATATGTGGAACGGGACGGGGTATACGGAGAAGGAGGTAACGCTGGCAAGTCTCGGGAGCGGCAACGTCTACACAATCCCTGTACAGTACGCCATCATCGCCAAGGCTGTTGGAGGTGACGTGCAACCGTCCTACTACGACGTCTGGGTGGAGCAGTCAGGAGAACGTGTTACCTACGTGCAGCGCTATTACGCCAGCGACATGAAGAGCGAGGAGGAGGAATGGTTCCTCTTCGAGAATTCGCTGGGAGGCGTGGACTGTTTCCGGGCATACGGCAACAGCGAGAATACTGCAGAACATACGCATAATGTGGCAGAGGTTGAGGACGATTCGGAGGAGTACCGCGTGGATACCACCAGAAAGTTCAAGAAGAATACCGGGTTCCTGGACAAGAAGGAGCGCCAGTGGCTGCTCGATTTCTTCCCTTCTCTTGGCAAGTATGTCTACCATGGTAGTGCTCTCAGGAAGATAACCGTTATCGAGAGCGATGTGAACTACGAGGCGAAGGAGCTTCCTTCAGACTATACCTTCACCTACAAATATTCAGATGCCCGTCCGTACCTGAATCTTTCCCGCTCGGAAGCAGGAAGCTTCGGGCAAATGGATATTCATCTCCCGGATCTGGGAAATTTTACTATCGCCCCGCGCTTAGTTGAATGCTCTAGGCTTACGCTCAGTGGCGGGGCTCTGTTCCCGGTCCAGAATCCCTATTCGGAAGAGTGGGGAGTCACCACATTGTCTGCCATCTTTGAAAGCCTGGTAGGCGATTTGTCAGAATCTTACAACGGAACCGGAGGAGTCGGGCACAGGCATAGCAACATCGAACTGCTGGAAGCTCTGTCTGAATTCAAAGGATATCTCCTGCATGCGAATGAGAAAATTAAAGCCGGTTTCGCTGATGAAGCTGATGATTTCTCGGAGGATGGAAAGGCTAGCAAAAAGGTGCTTCGCAAGGACATCGAGGACGTGGCAGAGAAGCTGATAAGATTTGCTGCAGGTACACAGTTTGGTAGTTTTGTTTCCGGACTCAATGGAGGCAAGGGGGCGCAGATTGACAAGGATGGTAATGCCGAAATGGAGAGCATTACCGTACGCTCATACATGAAGGTGATGGAGCTGATCGTGAACCGTCTGACTGCGCTGGAGGGCGACCAGCTCTTCACCGAGAGTGACACCATCGAGAAAGTCAGCTATCTGGGTAATAACTGCTACGGACTGAAGCTCCGAAAGAAATACGACGGCTACTTCACAGCCCAGCATGTGAACAACGTGCTCAAGGGTATCGTCAATAACGTTGCCGTGGCAGCAGTAAGCGATAAGTCTTCGCTCTATTACACCTCGTGGATGCGGGTGAACAGCGTCAATACCGTGGCCAACTACATCGAAGTTTCACTCTACCCGGACGATGAGGTCCCTGCCGGTAAGAATTTTCCTCCTTGCGAACTCATGAATATCGCAAGATGGGGAAACCAGACGGACGAAAGTCTTCAGCAATGCTTCTACCTGTCCAGTTCTGAAGGCAGGATAGTGAAGCTTACGGGAGTGACGAAGCCTATCCTGGAGAACTATAACTACGGCATGGTGTTCGGAGACATGCCTACCTTCCTGAAGGAGATGAACCTACCTCTGATGAAGGGCAGAGACTATCTGTATGCTGCCGGTATCATTACCCAGGACATCGTGCAGGTAGACTATCAGGGCAAGCCGGCAATAACCTACGTAGACAGGGGCATATTCGACCAGAAGGCAAAATACTATTGCGCAACACTCAATGAGGATACCGGCAAGGTCGAAACCTCAGACGTCTGGTACACCGGCTGCAAGTGGCGATGCCAGAAGACGGGAACCCATACGAAACCACGCTGGAACAATACCGACTGGGCAATGCTAGAAGGCAACCCCGCCTTCGCCGTGGATTTTCAGGAATCGGAAGCTGTTTATGATTTTGACAACTTCATCGCCCCGCTCACCATCGTGGCAACCCTATACGGGCAGGATATTACGGATGATATCCTCGATGCGGACGTTGCCTGGACCCGATACACAGAGAATTCACAGGGAGTTCAGCGTGTGGCGTCGGATAATATCTGGGCAGAGAAGCGGGGAAATGCGGGTAAGGCGATCGTTCTCCTCAAGGATGACCTCTCGCTGGATAGTGATGGCGTTCCGAAGGTGATCCGGTTTACTGCCACCGTTACCCTGAGGGATGGAATGAACAATGAAGCAGACGTTCAGTCTGTATCTTTTGAATATCAGAAACTATAAATGCAAAAAATATGAAACAGAAAAGATTCGACTTCAAGTATCAGCAGCTGCAGGTCAGCATATCGATGATATTGGTCGGTGGCGTCCCGAACAAGCAGACCTATGATGCAGATTCCGGCGAATACGCTCCAGACTATTCTCTCGTACCGCTCTGCATCAAGCCGGTTATCGGCATCATCGACAGAGACCGCATTCTGACAAGCGGTTGCGTCAATTCGCAGCTTGTCGATGTATCCTGGAGAAGAGTGATAAACGGAGTTCCGGAATCGGCAGCGCTTGAATCTACAGCCGGGAAGTATGTAATCACGACCAGCGGAGACGATAACGGCAAACTGCTCTGGTACATCAATGCCCAACCGCAGGCGAAGATTACACTCAACTTCAGAGCATCGTATTTAGACAGCAGAACCGGCCAGGTATACAACATTAACAAGGATATCTCTATCGTCTGCAGCAATGCTACGCACTATACACCTACGCTCCTGCTGTCCAGTGGCAGCCGGTATTACAACCCTTGCAGAGATGAGGAATCGCAGACCATCAAGGCATCTCTGCGTCTCGGAACGGAAGAATGCAGCACCAGCAAGCGTGCTTTCGTGTGGGAGATGGCACGCAGTTCCGGGTATTTCTCTGCAATCACGGCAGACGACCTGGAGATAAAAATATCTGCAGACGGCACTACGGCAACGCTGGACCGTTCTCTGATGGGTGAGCAGATTACCATCAGATGCAGGGCCAAGTACAGTCCGTCCGGCAATCCGGCTGCAGTACAGCTTACAGATGCGTCTCCATCCAAGGTAATTACCATCTCAAGACGCATACCTCCGATAGACGCAGAGATCCTGGGAACAGTAGACAACCTGGAACCGGGAACGAGAAACATCAATCCGAGTGCCTACCTATATGATAATGTAGGGGAAATTCCGAACCCGACCAAGGAGATACTGCCATTATGGTACTTTGCGACGAACAGTCATACGAAGTCCATCGTCTATGAGCAGAAGGGGCATGGTCTCAATCCTACCATACCTACTGCACTGATGGATGCCAAGCTTGGAGGTATCCTGCAGTTGGATCCTGTAATCCTCAACCCATTGGCGCTGCTTGTTGATAGAGACGGGAAAGTTATCGTAGATGGAGACGGTCGTGCTATCGTCTTCCATTAATTTTCAGAAAAACTTTAATTATTATAGTATATGGAAAGATATGTAAAAGTGAACCGCAAGGTGGCAGAATTCCTGCACCTTGAGAAGGACCGTACACAGTTCAAGGACGGTAATTTCCTGCTCTGGATGCAGGACATCATGGTATTTGGAAGTCTCATCAATTTCCAGGGCATCCTTGCACAGATAGGCGCCGTGGCTCTTGACGGAGACGCAGCGAGGGAAGAGCAGGACGGTAAATGTACCCACCTTCTGCCTGTTGCTACAGACGAGAGATTCATCATCGAAGAGACCCCTGCAGAAAATACCGAGGACAGCGAAACCGGGGACCAGGAGGATTCTGCTTCTGCCGGGGAAGCTACAGATACGGGAAGTGCAGGCGAGCCTACGGACAAGGCTGCAGGTGAGGAAGCTGCTCCTGCTGCAGACGGGGAAGCTGCTCCTGCTACAGACGAGGTAAGTAGTCAAACTAACAGCGAGGAGGAGAAATATGAGTAGTGCGAGTAAATCAGTCAATATCAAGTTCATTAGCAAGCTTGGTACTTATACTCCGCTTATCCAGTCCCCTAGCGGAGACCTATACCAGGAGTATCAGCGGGTAGGAGATCAGGCCGTAGTGTATCCGGATTTCTCAAAGACAAAACCAGAGCTCTATTTCGTCTGCACATCATCGAGAGTAGCTGAGGGCACCGTCACCCCGGTCAGCATGAGATACTTCTTCAACGACTCGGAGATTACCTTCGGTTCCAACGGGGTATCGGACGGTGTGTTCGCTGGAATGTTCGAGATTATCAGGCCTAGTGCAAGTCAGTTGTATTATGGTATCAGAATTATCAAGAATCTTGTTGAAGCATCCCGTTTTGCGTCAATCGTCATCAAGATGATAGGCAAGGTGACAGCGAGAGCCCAGCAGACAGATGTCACGGACGATATACAGGCATTGTACTCCATATCTGTCGGTCCTTACACCGGAACCGCCTATAGAGTCACGATTTTCGCAGGTGACACGAAGATGTTCACTCTCGCAAGTCCAACGGACAGCTGTGTGCTGAAGGCAAGAGTGACGCAAGGCAACGAAACCTTAGCCAGTGGACTGTATTACAAGTGGTACAGAGCCGCCAACACAGATACCGGCTGGGAGCAGATAGCGGGAGCCAGCGGCGCATCGGTTACCGTCAATGCCGCCGATGTAAACTGTACGCGAGAGTTCATGGTCGAAGTATATAACAACAGAAGCATGAGTAAGGACAGTCTGTTGGGCTTCGACTTCCAGACCGTTATTGATACGAGCGATCCTTACGACATCGAACCTCATCCTTCTCCAACAGACGGAAGTATCGACGAGGATTCTTCGGGCAACGGTTCTGTAACGTATACTCCCAAGCTTGTAACGCGAGGGACCAACAACGTGATTGATTCAAAATTCTATTTCACGTTGAAATCACAGTCGGGAGTCGTCCTCAATACAGAAGCAAGTCGGAATAATTCTCAGGCGCTCAGTTCCTTCACCGTGACAAGACAGGACTGCATCAATGGCGGTTATAGTGATATAGGACTTACAATAGATTCGGTTAAATAATGGCATCAATAACATTAACAATCAAATTCAACCGCGTCGGTGTTGGCATATCCAACACCGATGTGGAATATGCTGACTCTACGAGCAACAAGACAGCTCCGACATCCGGCTGGCAGACCAATGCGCCTACCTGGCAGAACGGGCACTACATCTGGACCCGCACTCGTATCTACTACACTGATGGTAATCAAAAGATAACCGATCCAGTCTGCCTTCCATCGGGCAAAGGTATCGTTAAAATCGAAGAATGGTACTACCAGTCTTCATCGGCAACTACCCTGACAGGAGGATCCTGGGTCAAAGACAAGGCTCCAACATGGAGGGACGGGTGGTACGTATGGACTAAATCCATTATCACCTACACCGATGGATCTACTACTTCTACCGACCCAGTCTGCTCTACAGGCGGCAAGGGCAGTAAAGGTGATAAAGGAGATAAGGGTGACAAAGGAGATAAGGGTAGCCAGGGTGAAAAAGGAAAGTACATGAGAGGTCCTCAGGACTGGGATTCGCTCTCTGATGGATTCACATTCTATCCTCTGAATAACCAAGAGGTAGCCTTCTTCGACGTCATCGAGTATGACGGGAAATACTACGAGTGCAACAAGAAGCATGCGAAGAGTTCCTCAACGACACCTCTTGCTGATTACGAAACGAATAAAGGAAGCGGAAACTGGAAACTCAGTGTGCAGTTCAGCATGGTGGCAGCCAAGGTTCTGTGGAGCTTGATAGGCCAGATCGAGTTTTTCGGTTCGCAGCGTATCATTGTCGGAAGCAGTAAAACCAATCAGAGAGTCGTCATCGAAGATGGCCTGCTCAAGATGTTCGGTCTTGTCAACAAAACGCAGCCAAACATCGTGTTCGGTACCGACGAGACCGGAGCGTCCGTCCTGTCATATTATGGCAATGACGGAAAGTTCCTCTACAATCTCGGACCGAGCGGTCTCGATGCGTCAGGCATGACATCATCTAGTTTTGACGAAGTTGTGGTTGCCAGGGTTTCTGATGTTGCGGGTAAGACAGCATTCTCAAGCTCAAGGAAATTCGGTGACGGAAAGTACTATGAAGCCTGCAGTGGTTACGACGTACAGGAGAATCTTTTCGGAACAAGTGCGATGTCCGAGAGCTCTGGTGCTGACCAGTCTGGCTACCAGCCTGTCAAAGACAAAATATTAATCAAGGAAATTCTGTATCGGTACACGGCTGCAAGAATCGGTAATACCTACGCCAGCGATTCTGCGAAGGGGCTGACGTCTGCAGAACTGGCAGGAAAGGCGAACGGCAAGTTCTTCACCAGCAAGACTGAACTTGCGAAAAACGGGTCGCTTACGAATCTCGCCAGTGGAGAATACATCAAAGAGAGCGAGATGGTGCTGTTGAACCTGATGGAGATGGGCGCTTCTGGAGCGCAGCCGAAGTACCGTCTGAGGATATACAAATATGATCAAGGTATAAGCGTCGGCAGATACATATATAGTATCGTCGATACGAAATCCGGTGGAATGGTTTAATTTTTAAATTAATATAATTATGGAAGTAAAGACATTAAAAACGGTCAATGCCGTAACAACGGTTAACGGCAATCAGACAATCCCGCTCGTGGATAGTAATGGTAATATTACCCGTATCACGCTCGATGCTCTTCGCAAGGCAATCACAGACGGGTTAGACTTGAACGCTATCGAGGATGGCATCTTTATTATGTATCACCGTACCAGCGACGGCTATCCACTGATGGTTAAGCCGAACCAGTGGCCTAGCCTGGAGTCTAGTGGAGAGGTTGCAGATGGAGTCGTGATCTTTGAGGGTGGTCGTCACCTGGTTGTGGCTCCAACCCAGGCAGATGCGCTGCCATGGTCAAGCGCAGCCGTACAGGCAGATTCGCCAAACTACGGAAATGATGATAATTATGCAGCAGAGGTTAGCGGAAATAACCGTCTCGCAGCCATGCTCGACTTCAATGGCCGTCAGCATACAGACGCTGCCATCAAGGCATCATCCTCTGCGCATGTCACCAACACGGTATCGTACGCTCCAGGATATTGCAGGGCATACAGTCGTGCGAACAGCAAGGGCAAAGGATTGACGGCTGGATATTGGTGGCTGCCATCTGTCGGAGAATTGCTGATGATGTACGCCAATAAACTCAAGATCAACTATGCCCTGTCACTCATCAAGGGTGCGCAGCTCTTGGATACCAGTTGGTACTGGTCCTCTACCGAGCGCAGTTCTGCGGACGCGTGGGATCTGAACTTCGGCGACGGCAACCTCGACAACTGGGGCGATAAGGTTGGAGGCAAGGGTCATGTGCGCCCGGTTTCAGCATTTTTACGATAGTTAGTTGTTAATAGTTAATCGTCCTCGACCTTAAAGTCGAGGACACCCCAAAAAGGCAAATCAAAACAAGGAAGATATGGCAGCAACGAAGTTGGCAAGTAAAACGAGAATATACTTAGATGTCAAGCAGATGCTCGACATCACGATAGGTTTGGTTAAGAATTTTCCAAAAACGCAAAGACCGATATTTGGAGACAGACTCTGTAATATGTTGATTGACAGTCTGAATCATATCGCAAAAGCCTATATGCTTAGCGACCTGACTGTTCGCATCGAACATCTCGCACAGCTGCAGACGAACCTTGAAGTCATAACGACCTTGATTGATATTGCAGGTGAACAAAGATGGATAATGGGCACGAACAAATTGGCAAACCTCCTCCGGTTGCGAGAGTCGGCTGGCAAACAATGCACAGCATGGAAGGGATCACTCCTTCAGGCGCAGGCTGCTGAAAGGAGTTCCAGACAGTAACCTATAGCTTGAGTGATCTGAGCCAGGGTCGGCGAGATACGTCAAGCCGAGAGAGCATCCTTCCTGATTAAATGGGCCGCATCCTATCATGTATAGTTAAGAACAAGAAATTTGCGGCAACAACCGAGAACAGTTCTGCGAACGCGTGGAATCTGAACTTCGGCGACGGCAACCTCAACAACTGGAACGATAAGGTTGGAGACAAGAATCATGTGCGCCCGGTTTCAGCATTAAATCAGTAAGATAAAAGCAAACAAAAATAAAAAATGATAGACTACGGCATACTCTTAGAAGCATATTTCGACTGCCGCCGTCACAAGCGGAAAACAGTCGGCGCTACGGAATTCGAGATGAACTATATGAGCAACCTCGTTCAGTTGCTTGATGAAATCAATTCACGTCAGTATAAGATAGGGCAGTCTATCTGCTTTGTTGTCAAGTACCCTCGCTACAGAGAAGTGTTTGCCGGTCAGTTCCGTGACCGCATTATCCATCATTATATTGCACTGAGACTCGAACCTTTGTTCGAGTCTCAGTTTTCTGACCGTACGTACAACTGCCGGAAAGGCAAGGGACAACTGGCAGGAATCAGGCAGCTCCAGCAGGATATCAGGGAAGTAAGCGAGAATTACACGAAGGATGCCTATGTGATGGGCATAGATCTGAAGGGATTCTTTATGAGCATATACAAGCCGCTTCTTGCCAAGATGGTAGATGACTTTATCATCAAGAATTATCATGGGGAAGATAAGGAAGATTTGCGCTGGTTGTGCAATATGGTAGTCATGCATCATCCTGAAGAGGATTGCGAGAAGAAAAGCGCCGATTATCTCTGGAACTTCCTACCTTCGGAAAAGTCTCTATTTACGAACGGTGAAGACCGAGGCGTAGCAATCGGTAATCTTTTTGCCCAGCTCTTCGCAAACTTCCTACTATCAAAACTCGACTGGAAGATAGACTACTACTGCAAGCATCATGTAAGATATGTAGATGATATGGTGCTGGTGGCAAGGAGAAAAGGGACTCTCCTTCGTTTGATGCCGATGATAAGAGAGGCGCTTGCATCTTTAGGCCTACGCCTGAATGAGAAGAAGTTTTATTTTCAGCATTACACGAAGGGCGTCAGGTTCGTCGGTGCTATCATCAAGCGTGATAGGCTATATAGCGTTAATCATACTGTAGATAATTACAGGAAGGCTGTTCGCAAGCTCAACGAAGCCGCTAAGGCAGGAAATATTGAAGCCATCAATCATGCTATTCAGTCTGTTAACTCATACCTGGGTATCTTTAGTCATTACAACGAGTACGGAATGAAGCGAAAAATCATCAAAGAAGAACTGAGTAAGGAAGCCTGGCAGTACTTCACGATAAAAGGTCATTTCCAGTCAATTCATCTGAGGAGAAAGTTCAATATCGATATAAAATATAAGAATATGGCAAATGAAATTTTAAATCGCAAAATAGAAGAGAGAAAAGAAGTTCCGAGCGAGAGTGAGATATCCAAAATGCTAGATAATGGATATGAACTGGAGATATATGCAGCCCCAAATGGACGCATACGAATAGAAGGATTTCCGTCATCCTGATAGTATCTGTAGGATTGTAGGACTGTAGGAGGCGAAATCTCCTACAGTCATTATATTAAAACACGCCTTCGTACCCTATAAGATCACGATTCGCTTCTTTGCAATCCTGAGGGGTGTAGATGTTTGTAACCTTCACTGACGAGTGTCTGGCTTGATCTCTTACCGTAAGTAGATCGGTTTTTGCTTTAATCATATTAGTGATCCCCGTATCCTTCAGGCTGTAGAATTTATAGAAATCACTTAATCCCAGCGCCTTTTTTACATTGTCGACCCAAAATCTAGAGAATCTTTCAGCCAGTATCGGTGTCATTCCCGGGCGGAACTTTTTTCCGAAAAGATAGAAGTCGGGCGGCGCTGAAAAAATATCCAATTCTTCCATCAATGCGATGACATGATTCGGGATAGTAACGATGGCATCATGCCCATTTTTGGTATATGCGCCATTAAGAGTTAATGTCTTCTTTTCCCTAGATATATCCTTGATTTTCAGAAAAGTCATCTCGTGAGGACGAACAAACAAGTAGTGAAGGATGTAACAGGCTAAAAGAAAGTGCTTATTCTCCTTCTCTAGATATGACTTAATTTGCAATAGCACGTCATTTGGTATGACGCTTCGATTCTTCGGACCCAGTTTTGTGGAGGCGTTAACGCCTTCAGTCGGATCCTTCTGGACATATCCTCTCTCTATGAGATAGCCGGAAAACGATTTCAGCCAACCAATATAGTTATTTCTCGTTCGCAAGGTATTATTTCTTTCAACGAGAACGTAATCTAAAAAATCGCACACAAACTTCTTGTTAAATTGATAGATATAAGTAATCCTCTTATCTTTCTCTACCCACTTGAGCATAAACGACAATTTGCACTCGTAATTGCTTTTGGTTCCAGGCTTTATACCACCTTCTTTAGTAATTTTGGCGAGATATGTTTTATATTTATCGCACACGTCACTAAATAAAGCGTACTCCTCTGGGTATGACTCTTCGATCCACGGATTCCATCCGTCAAGAAGCTTCTGAGTAAGACGCTTAACGAGTTCTTCTCCGTAAGCTCTTTGATTTCGCTTTCCTTTAATATGATTAAGCATAATCTTCTTCAGGCGCATTGTATTGATACAAGGATCGAATGCCTTGAAGGATACGTAGCATTCCGACGCCTGATGAAAAGCAGGGGGAGTCCATCCAATTATTTGCTGGATAGCCTGTTTACTTTCGCGATGAGACAATTTTTTTTTGGTCATTTCTCTAATTTTTTAGCGAAATGCCCTAGTTGATATTATATTAATAACACACGCAGAATTGAGACATTATATAATATATGCTTCATGTAATCCGTTATATATAAAACGGACTCATCGAAGATATATTGTATTATATAGCAATTTCTTCTTCAGTTTAAAAGGAATATCGAAACAAAGAGTGATAGTAGATTTTTTGTAAATCCAGCTAATCGACACCGACTTTGCACCGACCGACCAAACTTAAAATAGGTATTTTGGTCTGAAAATCACATGCTTACGGCATTTTTTGCAAAAAAGTTGATGTTTT